GGTCGTCCAAACGCGCACGCTTTCTCTAGCGTCAGCGCTTGAACGCTCTAAAGCCTTGCGCTGCAAGGGATCTCACTAATTCTTACAATGAGATCCCCCTAGAGGGAGTTTAGAGGGGTTTAGTATCAGTTAACAGAAAACAAGAGCACTTAACTGCGTGCTGGTCACGTTCGCGGAGTTTGCACTGATCAAAGGCTGCACGAAGGCTGCAGTCACACATGCAAGCAAGAGCCGGATTGCTGATGCTGTTGTTGAGGAGGACGGCAAGCGTTGGCTCAATCGTGATCTTGCGCTGGAGCTGTGGCGGAAGAACACACTGAAGAACAACAACGCGAAGGTGGATGAACCTGACCCGGTGGAGCCGCGGCCTGCTAATCCGCGGGAGTTACGGCAGCGGTTGGCTGCATTGCCTGATGATGAGATCCCGGAGCTGAATGAAAGCCGTGCGCGGCGTGAGCACTACCAGGCGGAGCTAGCGAAGCTGGAGGTGGACCTTAAGCGGCGCGAACTGGTGCCTGCGGTGGATGTGAAGAAGGAAGCGTTCGCGATGGGACGGAGCGTGCGCGAGGCGCTGGCGAATTTGGCCGATCGGCTTAGCCACCAGTTGGCTGGCGAGACGGATCCAGCGGCGATCCATCAGGTGCTGACGGAGGAGCACCGTGCTGCGCTGGTGGAGCTGGCCGATGGTTAACCCATGGCGCGCCGGCTTCATGGAAGGGCTACGGCCTGAGGAGCCACTGACGGTTAGCCAGTGGTCGGATCGTTATCGGCGGCTGAGCAGCAAGGCCAGTGCGGAGCCTGGACCATGGCGGACAGGAAGGACTCCTTACCTCCGGGAGCCGATGGACTGCTTGAGCAGCAGTAGCCCTGTGCAGCGGGTGGTGATGATGTTTGCGGCGCAGACGGGCAAGACGGAGGCGGGCAGCAACTGGCTGGGGTATGTGATCGACCATGCGCCCGGTCCGATGTTGTGCGTGCAGCCGACGGTGGAGATGGCGAAGCGCTTGAGCAAGCAGCGGCTGGAGAGCTTGATCAATGAGACGCCGTGCCTGGCGCAGAAGATCGCACCGGCCAGGAGCCGGGACTCTGGGAACACGATGTTCGCCAAGGAGTACCTCGGCGGGATCCTGCTGTTGACCGGCGCCAACAGCGCGACGGGGTTGCGCTCAGCGCCGTGCCGGTATCTGTTCGCCGATGAGATCGATGCGTTCCCGAGCGATGTGGATGGCGAGGGCGATCCGGTGGCGCTTGCGGAGCGACGGACGACCACGTTCGCGCGGCGGAAGATTCTGCTGACCAGCACGCCGACGGTGAAGGACTTCAGCCGGATCGAGGCGGAGTATGAGCGCAGCGACCAGCGGCGGTTCTATGTGCCGTGCCCATGCTGCGGCGAGATGCAATGGCTGCAGTGGTCAAGGTTGAAGTGGGAGGAGCGGCGACCGGAGACCGCGAGGTATGAGTGCGAGAAATGCGGCGAACGATTCGAGGAGGTGCATAAGCCGCGGATGCTTGGCGCTGGTGAGTGGCGAGCGACGGCACCAAGCGATGGCAAGACGGCTGGCTTCCATCTGTCGGGGTTGTATAGCCCGCTGGGATGGTGCAGTTGGGAGCAGTTGGTTGATGACTTCCTGCGGGCGAAGGGCGACGGTCCAGCACTAAAGGCATTTGTGAACACCAGGCTGGCGGAGACCTGGGAGGAGGACTATGCGGCGGCGGTGAACGCTGAAGGTCTGATGGCCAAGCGGCTGGCGTATGAACCGGGCACATGCCCCGATGGGGTGGTGCTACTCACGGCTGGGGTGGACGTGCAGGACAACCGACTGGCGGTGAGTGTGTGGGGATGGGGCGAGGGCGAGACCGGCTGGCTGGTGTGGCATCAGGAGCTGATGGGTGACCCGACGCAGCTCGAGGTCTGGAAGCAGTTGGATCATGTGCTGGCCACCGGCTGGGCAACAGCTTGCGGGAAAGAGCTGAAGATCGCGCAGATGGCGATTGACTCGGGCGGCCATTGCACGCATGAGGTCTACAACTATGTGCGCGAGCGTGTGCGGCAGGGCGTGGTGGCGATCAAAGGCAGCAGCCGGCGCAACAGTCCGGCGGTGGGCAAGGGGAACAAGGTGGATGTGAACTGGCGCGGGAAGGTGCTGAAGAAGGGCGTGACGCTGTACCAGTTGGGGACCGACACGATCAAGACGACGCTGTTCGGGAGGTTGCGACATAACGAAGCTGGCGGCAGTCTGAACTTCGGGATGGCTGCTGATGAGGAATACTTCCGGCAGTTGACCAGTGAACGGCAGGCGCTGCGATATCACCGGGGGTTCCCGATCAGGGAGTGGGTGAAGAAGTCGGGTGATCGAAATGAAGCGCTGGATTGTGCGGTCTATGGCTATGCGGCGTTGCTGATTTACAGCCGGCGTATGAACCAGGCAACGATGTGGGAGCAGCTCAGGCAGCAGATGGAAGAAGGGAAGAAGGCACCGCTAAGATCGAGGAAGCAGCCTGCCCCACCCGTGGCTGCTGGTGGCTTCGTGAGCAACTGGTAGGCCGTGAACATCCCGAGCGAGATCAGAGCAGGCGACACGATCCAGTGGCGGGACGTTGAGGGCGTGGACAACCTTGGCAACACCGTGAGCAGTGCTGCCTATACGTTGACCTACTACCTGCGAACCAATACCTCGACAGAAGGCGCGACGGTGGTTGGCACTGTATATGGGACTGGCTGGGAGTTCAGCATTGCCGCGGCCACCAGTGTTGATTTCATTCCGGGCACTTGGTACTGGCAAGCCGTTGCGACCAAGACTGGTAGCACGATCACGCTGGGCAGCGGCCAGTTAACGGTGCTGGCAGCGCTGAGCTACTCGGGCACACCGGCAGCGTTAGATGGAAGGTCGCAGGCGCAGAAGGATCTCGATGCTGTGCAGGCAGCAATCCGCGCGATCGTCGCTGGTGGTGTGGCGAAGGAATACACCATCGGCAACCGGAGCCTGAAGAAATACGACATGAAGGACTTGCTGGAATTAGAGAGCAAACTGAAGGCTGAGGTGAAGCGCGAGCAGATGGCGGACTTAATCGCCAACGGCCTGGGCAACCCCCACAATCTGTTCGTGAGGTTCTGAGATGGGACTGAGGACTCGACTGTTCAAGGCGATGGGGTTCGAGCCGGTACGGCCGCGGCAGCGTGCGTATCAGGGTGCGCGCGTTAGCAGGTTGACGGCTGACTGGGTGACCAGTGGCACCAGCGCCGATAGCGAGATCAAGTCGAGCTTCAAGGCACTGCGCAACCGTGCGCGGCAGTTGTGCCGCGATAACGACTATGCGCGGCAGGCGGTCCGATCAATCCAGAACAACGTGATCGGGCACGGTATCCGCCATCAGGGACAGGTGCGGATGCAACGCGGCGGGCGGCTGGATGAAACGGTGAACGGCCGCATCCATGAGGAATGGGAGCGGTGGATGCATAAGAGCCGCTGTGATGTGAGCGGCCTGCTCGGCTTCCACGATATGGAGCGCCTGCTGGTGCGCAGCTTGGCGGAATCGGGCGAGGTGTTTATCCGCATGATCAAGCGGCCGTTCGGCGATAGTCGGGTGCCGTTCGCGCTGCAGGTGCTCGAGGCGGATTACTTGATTGATGACGACGTGCCGCAGGCCAAGGATGGCAACACGGTGCGGATGGGCATCGAGGTGGATCAGTACCTGCGGCCGCAGGCGTATCACTTCTATGCCAACCATCCTGGCGATACCTATGCGGGTAATGCTCGGACGAATGGCCGCCGGATCCGGGTGCCTGCTGATGAGGTGATCCATCTGTTCATCCCGGAGCGACCTGGCCAGACCAGGGGCGTGACATGGTTCGCGTCGGCGCTGATGCGACTCCACATGCTGCAGGGTTATGAGGAGGCGGAGGTGGTGCGCGCACGGGCGAGCAGCGCACTGATGGGATTCATCAGCAGTCCTGAGGGCGAGCTGGTGGGCGATGAGGTTTATGAAGGCGAGCGCGTCAGTGAGTTTCAGCCGGGGGTTTTTAAGTATCTGCAGCCGGGCGAGAGCGTGACGGTGCCGGACCTGAACGCTCCTGATGGGCAGCTCGAGCCATTCACCCGGTCAATGTTGCGTGCTGTGGCGGCTGGTGTGGGCGTTTCGTTCGAGTCGATTAGCAAGAACTTCTCAGAGAGCAACTACAGCAGCAGCCGACTGAGCCTGCTGGATGAGCGGGACACGTTCCGCGTGCTGCAGCGTTACATGATCGAGAACTTCCATCAGCCGGTGTTTGAGGCTTGGCTTGAGATGGCGGTGCTAAGTGGTGCGCTGAGCCTGCCTGGGTATGAGAGCAACCCTGATCGATATCGTGCTAGCCGTTGGGTGCCGCGTAGCTGGGACTGGGTGGATCCGCAGAAGGAGGTGGATGCGTATAAGACGGCGGTGCGGTGTGGCTTTAAGACGCTCGGTCAGGTGATCGCTGAGCAGGGCGGCGACCTTGAGGATGTGCTGGTGGCGCGTCAGGCGGAGCTGGCAATGCTCGATGAGCTGGACATTGTGACTGACACCGACCCGAGCGAGGTGACCGAGGGTGGTGCGGTGCAGGCTGCTATGCCGATGGGCGCGACGCCAGCGTTTGAGGACACCGAGGCGCCTGTCGAAGAGGATGAGTACGAGGAGCTGAGTGTGCTCGAGGATCCGACCGAGGCGCCTGAGGATTGATGGCAACGATCGAGGGGCAGGAGATCGACCTGATGCCCACGGATGGCATGAAGGAGGAGGCGCAGCGCTACCGGGATTGGAAAGCTGAAGGGCGCGATGGCGGCACTGAGGTGGCAGCTACGCGAGCTGAGCAGATCCTTGGCGGTGATGAGCTGAGCGCCGACACGGTGATCACAATGGCGGCATGGTTCGCCCGGCATGAGGTGGACAAGCAGGGCGAAGGATTCAGTCCGGGTGAGGATGGCTATCCATCACCTGGGCGTGTGGCATGGGCAGCATGGGGCGGAGATGCTGGCCAGGAATGGGCTACATCGAAGGCCGATAGAATCAAGGCATTACAAGAAAGAAGCGCCGTGGACTTAGAGCGCCCCTATCCGAACGAACATGCTGCTCGGTTGACTGATCCCGCGCAGTATGACTCGTTGCGTCGAGAGAACGATGCGGGCGGCTCAGGCATTGACTTCATCTACGGGATCAAGGAAGGAACGTCTGAGATTCAGGCGATCCGGTTCCGTAGCTCGCAATTCACGCCCGCTGAGGCGCGTGAATGGTTGGCCGAGCATGACTTCGATCCGATCGAGTTCGAGGAAGCCACCGGCGATGGTGAAGCCGATCGTGCTGCAGCAGGTGAGCTGAGCGAGGGCGACTTCGTGCAATGGGATTCGAGCGGCGGCACTGCCCGAGGCCGAATCGAGCATGTGATGCGTGAAGGCACGCTGGGCGTACCCGACACCGAGTTCAGCATTGAGGCAAGCGCTGAGGATCCGGCTGCCCTGATCCGCATCTACCGCGAAGGCGATGAAGGCTGGGAAGCGACCGAGACGCTGGTTGGCCATAAGTTTTCGACGCTTACCAAGATCGCGGCACTGCGTAGCCTGACTGGCAAGTATCAGCGCGCGGAGCTGACCAGCTTCGATGAGGTGGAGGAGCGCACCTACGAGTTCCCATTTAGCTCTGAATATCCGGTTGCTCGATACTTCGGCAATGAGATCCTTAGCCATGAAGGCAAGGCGGCTGATCTTAGTCGTCTGAACGATGGCGCTCCGCTGTTGTTCAACCACAATCCCGATCGCGTGATTGGTGTTGTGGAGCGTGCGTATATCGACGGCAATAAGCGCCGAGGTTATGCGCGCGTGCGGTTCAGCCGCAACCCATTCGCTCAGGAGATCTTGAGCGATGTGAAGGATGGCGTTCTTCGGAATGTCTCCTTCGGCTACTCCATTGACAAAATGGAGGAGCGTGGCAGTGGCGATTTTGTCGCTACTGCTTGGTCTCCTTACGAGATCAGCGTTGTCTCGGTGCCGGCTGACCCCGGTGTCGGGATAGGCCGATCTCTCGAGGATGACACTGCTGCTTCGGCAGCACCAACACCCGATCCCATTCCTTCAATGGAAAACACCACCCCCGATCTGGCCGTGGTGCGTGCCGAAGCCGCTGAGGCTGAGCGCGCCCGCATCTCGGACATCAGTGCCCTCTGCGACAAGCACGGCATGGCCGACCTCGGCCGTCAGCTCATCGAATCTGGTCGGTCCATCGACGAGGCTCGTGCTGCTGTTCTCGACAAACTCGACATCCATCAGGAGCCTGTGATTATGACGGCCGCCGAAATCGGTCTGAACGAAAAGGAGAGCCGCAACTTCTCCTTCCTTCGTGCCATCAACTACCTCGCCAACCCGACCGATCGCGCTGCTCGTGAGGCTGCTGCGTTCGAGATCGAGGCTTCCGAGGCTGCTGCTGCCAAGCTCGGCCGCCAGTCCCGTGGCATCACCATCCCCCAGGATGTGCTGCGTCGTGACCTGAACGTCGGTGCTGCTACCGCCGGCGGCAACCTGGTTGCTACCGAGCTGGATGCCGGTTCGTTCATCGACCTGCTCCGCAACGCTTCTGCCCTGGATCAAGCTGGCGCCACCGTGCTGACCGGCCTGACCGGCAACGTGGCTATCCCCCGCCAGTCCGGCGCTGCTACCGCTTACTGGGTGGCTGAGTCTGGTGCTCCTACCGAGAGCCAGCAGACCGTGGATCAGGTGAGCCTGACCCCTCGCACCGTGGCTGCCTACACCGACTACAGCCGTCGCCTGATGATCCAGTCCTCCATCGACGTGGAGAACATGGTGCGCAACGACCTGGCTCGTGTGATCGCCCTCAAGATCGACTACGCCGGTCTGTATGGCACTGGCTCCTCCAGCGAGCCTCTGGGTCTGAAGAACACCACCGGCATCGGCACCGAAGACTTCGCTGCTGACACCCCGACCTTCGCCGAGGTGGTGGCACTGGAGAGCGACGTGGCTACCGCCAACGCTCTGGCCGGCAACCCTGTGTACCTGATGAACGCTGCCATGCGCGGCGGTCTGAAGACCAAGGCCAAGGATGCAGGCTCTGGCCTGTTCGTGATGGAAGGCAATGAGGTGAACGGCTACCGCGGTGTGCTGTCCAACCAAGTCGCTTCTGGCGATCTGTGGTTCGGTAACTTCGCCGACCTGATCATCGGCTACTTCTCCGGCCTGGACATCATGGTGGACCCCTACACCAACAGCACCTCCGGGACTGTGCGTGTGGTGGCCATGCAGGACTGCGACATCGCGGTTCGCCATCCTGAGTCCTTCAGCCGCGGCAACAACACCCTCTGATCATGTTGATCAAGGTCCTACGGCAAACGATGCTGGCAGGCCAGGTGATCCGTCTCGGGGAAGTCCATGAGGCTTCCCCCTCGGACGCCAAGCTCCTGATCGGTATTGGCAAAGCTGTTGCGGTCGCCGACAAGGTGGCCGATTTGGTTGAGGAAATTGCTCAGCCAGCACCTAAACCATCCACCCCCCGACGGAGGGCTAAATCATGACCATCCAGAATCTTGGCTCGAAGACTGAGGTCCTCAGCCTGCTTCCCAATGATGTGGTGACTGCTACCGGCACCGGCTCCGCCGTTGACCTGCAGGGCTACGAAGGCGACATCGCTGTGCTGCTGGACGCCGAAGCCGGCGGTGCTGGCATCACCTACGCCGTGAAGCTGACTGAATCCGCTACCAGCGGTGGCAGCTACACCGATGTGTCCGGTGGTGCCTTCACCACCACCACCGCCAACACTGCTTCGGTGCAAAAGATCTATGTGAACGCTTCCAACCTGAAGCGCTACATCAAGGTCTCGATCACCGTTGCTGGTGGCACCGGCGCTGGCGCTGTTTCTGTGGTTGCCGTTGGCTCCAAGAAATACAGCTGACGATGGCGCTAACTGAGGATCTAGACATATTCTTGGTGGACTTTGGCGTCAGCTGCACGGCTGGCGCCACTACCGCCAACGGGATCCTGGACATGCCAAGCCAGGTGATCAGCGATGGAATGGTGCTCACCACCGATTACACGCTGACGGCTAGAGCCTCAAACTTCGGCAGTCTCATCCGCGGCGACTCGATCACCGTGGATGGGACTGCTTACACCGTCCGCGAGACGATGCTCATTGACGACGGCAAGTTCGTCCAACTCGGGATTCAGAAGACATGAGCGGTCCCTTCAATGTGAACACACGGAGCCAGTGGGCAACGCAGAATCCTGTGCTGATGGCAGGAGAGCCTGGCCTTGAAACTCAGACCGGCAATCTGAAGATTGGTGACGGCAGGACAGCGTGGAATATGCTGCCGTACTTCAGCAGTCCTGCGAACTGGGCATCGTTCTGGGATACAACGTCGCAGACCGCTACAGCTAATACGCCGACGACGATCCTGCTGCGCAAGAACGATTTAGACAACCGTGGTATTAATGTAATCTCCAATAGCCGGATCACGGTCGATCATCCGGGGATCTACAGCTTCACCTTCTCGATTCAGTTCAGCAATACCGATGTGCAGATCCACGACATCAATGTGTGGCTGCGCAAGAACGACAGCGGCGCTAGTGGCGACGTAGCTGATAGCGATAGCAAGTTCAGCATCATCGCCAGCCATGGCGGCACCGCTGGCAACGTGATCGGGACGGTGAACTTCATCCTCAAGCTGGCGGCGGCGGACTATATCGAGCTGATCTGGGCGACCAGCAACGCCAACGCATATATTCACGCCGAGGCCGCGGCGACCAGTCCGTTCGCCCATCCGGGGATTCCGGGCATCATTTGCACAGTGGTGCAGGTGGCATCGGCATGACAACGAAGCGCGAGTCGATCCTGGCTGGCATCCGGACGGCGCTGACGGGCACCACTGGCGTGAGTACAAGGATCTACCGCAGCAGGGTGGAGCCGCTGGCTAGGGGCGAGCTGCCGGCGATCGTGGTCGAGCCGATCAACGATGTGTGCGTGCAGTTGACCAGCACGCCAACGCTGGACTGGACGCTCACGGTGCGCATTGCGGTGATCGTGCGCGGCAACATCCCAGATCAGGTGGCTGATCCGATCGTGGAGAGTTTGCACGCGAAGGTGATGGCAGATCTAACGGTCGGAGGCCATGCCTACGACGTACAGCCGACTGGTGTGAGCTTTGATATGCAGGAGGCCGACCAGCCATCTGGCGTGATCTCCTGCGACTACGTTGTGAAGTATCGGACCCGTGTCGCTAATTTGGCGCAGAGTCCGTAGTAGCTACGATGATGGACGAACACAAAGGCCAGGGCGGCAGCTATCTGGTCGACAAGAAAACCGGCAAGCGAAAGCTCATCGAGCGAACTCAGCCGGCTCCCCATCCCCAACCTGAGGTAGCCACCGATGGCATCAGTTCTGACGCGCCGGCGCCTGATCCTGGCGAAGATTGAAAGCACCTACGGCACTGACTCGAGTCCGACCGGCTCGAGCAATGCCATTCTCGTGCGCAACCTTGAGATCCAGCCGCTGGTTGCTGAGACTGTGAACCGCGATCTGGTTCGCCCTTACATGGGGCAAGCCGATCAACTGCTGGCTCAGACTCGCGTCGAGGTGACCTTTGAGGTCGAGCTGGCTGGCTCCGGTACCGCTGGCACCGCTCCGGCCTATGGTCCGGTGCTGCGTAGCTGCGGCCTGTCTGAGACGCTGGTGACCAGCACCAGCGCCACCTACGCGCC